TCGTCCAGGTCTAAGTCGATCTCTATCGTGTCATCTGGTTTTTGTTGGGACAAAAGAACAACCGTCTCCACATGCACACTTTGTTAAGTGTTCTATTTTTAAATCCTTGTACAGCTTTGTACATTCTCAAATAGCCTATAAAATCAAGTATTTTTTAATAGTTCAGACTTTATCGCCTTGTGCGTTCTTGTGTTGTATGTCTGCAATGGTGGCAAGTCGGTGGCATTGCCACCACTGAACCATCTGTTATACTAATTCGTTGACCCTTTTCTGTACAGCTGTAGGACTGTAACCTGCTGCTTTCAGGTGAGCGCTGAATCATACAAATCTGTTTCGCCATATCTACAGAAATCAGGTAATCTACTCTGTTTTGTCCACCATTACAACCGCTTTCCAAATTTGGAAAGCACTTTTTGTAATCCACTTCAGTAAATCCATATTCACACATACGGTCAAACCATGTTGTGAAATTACTTCTAATACCTAACCCTGTATGTAAGGCTCTAGCTGATACTGTTGGTTGCTCCCCATGATTAGATACCTCAATAATTCTACTTATATCTTACCATGCGCTATATACCCCTGACAACTCATATAACGGTCATATAAGCAATAAAAAAGCAAAGGTATACAATTCTGTACCTTTGCTTTTTTTATTGCTTATATTACTTGTAATCTGAATTTTTATATATAGGTGTATTATTTAACAACTTAATGTAATGATTGTATTCTCTGTCCGTTATTTTCCCAAGCAATTTTTCATCAAAATAATTTGTATTGTATCTTTTTTTGAGAGTGTCAACATAATTCATATACTGCACGTTCTCTTTTGAGAAGAAATCTTTTTTGAATTTTTTATATGATTTTTCATCTTCAAAACTCTCTAATTGTTTAGAAAAGTTATTCATTTTACATACGCCACCATCTAACAACCACTCTGCCTTTTGTTGTAATGTACACCGACAGTTACAAACGTTCTTTGCAGAACCACCAACACCCGGTGCTTGCATTTTCTCACCGCCAACATCAAACGGTTCATCAATTTCCCTGATCTGTCCGTCACATTCCCGGTGTTCGTCCCTTGTCCGTCCGTCAAGTGTGGAATCCCATCTTTTTTTGACCTTTGCACCTCTTTTTACTGCTTCTTTTTGTGCGTCAAGTGCTGCTTCATTCTGTATTCTATGTCCTTCTGTCCGGGCAATCCGTATTGCATTATTATATGCTTTACGAAAAGGGCTGTTCATACCCTTAGCAATTGTTACAGCTATTTCTAACCATGTAGAACCGCTTGCAATTCCCCTTGACATTTCTGATTGAATAGTTTTTTTCAATTTCTTAGTATCTTCACCGAGTTTCTTATATAATCCTTGTGATAGCTTTGTATCTAACTGTATGGCTGTTATAACTTGTTTCTGATCTATTGGAAATACAAGCGGTACACCTTGCCCCCTTATATCATAAATCACACCAATATACCCATCTTCATAACAGATTTTTAGATATTCTAAAATTGTTTCAAAGGTATTGTCTTGTAAATTTTTTATCATTGAATCTAACTGTATAACCAACGCTTCTTGATATTTTTTCTGATAAATAATTGACTGCAAATTCTGCATATCTGTTCTTGAGTTTAATTCGCAAATTTTATTTTCGCATTCTTGTTTTGCTTTTTTAAAAACATCTTCTAATGCTTTGATTACAGTTTTTTCATCGTCTAACTGTGTCTGTAGTATGTTTTTCTGTCTTTTATTCATGATAGCCCCGCTTAATACATAAGACTGAACCATTTTTGATAAAAGTTCAGTCTTAATGATTACAAATTTTTTAAAATATTTTTTAATTGTGGTAAAATTTTTGGGTTCATGACTTGGAACGCTTTCGTGAGTGGTTGGTTTGGTGTCTTTCCGTGTGTATGATGATACTTACCGTCTTTCTTACTCTTATAAACCCAACCGCCTTTTCTTCCACCACCGTGTAGTGCATACTCACCAGTACCAAATTCTTCCCAAATCGCATTTTCAAGGTCTGAACCTACAGCAACAGTTGATTCATCTTTTCCTTCATCAACCATATATTTGTAAGACCCCTTTGTTTGTCCGGTATCAACCCGGCTATTCCTTTGGGTCTGTGCCTGTATTTCACCACCTACTTCGTGAAGAAATCCAATAACCCCTTCCGATAATGCAGCTTTAATTTTCGCTGTGTTATCTGTAAATTCAACTGACATATTCTTGATTGTCCTTTCTTCTTATCGCATCATTAAAGCCATTGTTGTTCCTAATTCTACTTTTAAGAAATCACCATGACTAAGCTGTCTGCTCAATGTCTGCTGATACTTATAAAATTCACATTCATCTGTAATATCAACACCGGAATCTTTCAGTTTCTTAGCATTCAGTTCACTGTATAAGCTATTTACAGCTCCCTTAACCTTTGCATCTAATTTACACATTCCCTGTGCTTCTGCAACTAAAGCTGATACCTGATTTTTCACGACACCCCTTTTATGCTCCAACTCTAAAAGTTCTGATTCAATCTCATTGAATGCTTCATCGGTAATTGTTGTTGATGCAATTTTCTGTCGCAATTCATCATATTTTTCTTTTAAATTTTCCTCTGTATACAAATTCTTTCACCTGCTTTCTGTTATTTATGAAAAGATGGTCGCACCATGAAAGAAATCCGGTGTCTTACCTTTATTCTTTTCATTGTTCCTTTCAATTCGCTGTGCTTCAATCTCGTTAATACGTTCTTGTGTTTGATCATCAATAATCAGCGTAGCTTTAAGAAGTTCTAAAATAGCATCTTCCTCATATTCATCTAATTTCTGCCAATAGATCGTATAATTTTCACTTGGGTACTTTATCGCATAAGCTGCAAGACAGATAAATGTATCAAATATCTTTTCTTCTTTTTTCCCATGCGAATCTGCTTTATAAAATGCTGCCTGATACTTATTCTCTAATTTGATTCTTTTATGTTCCGGTAAATGTGCATTACACTCTGATACATACTTGTGTATCAGCCGTATCATTGTTGGGTTGTCAGCATTCTGAATAACTGCATCTGTAACTTCTTCAACAGTCAACGGAAGTTCTGCTTTAATCAGATTCATAAAGTTCAGATCTATTCGGCTACCATCAGAAGCATAAAACTCTTTTACCTCTTTCATGTAACCCTCTTTTTCTTCCTGAACTTTTTCTTCATATTTTGCCTGTGCGTCAGCTATTTCCTGATTGAATGTATCAATAATTTTCTGATACTCCTGCTGATAAGCAGTTTCTTTATAACTCCACCCCTTATCCTTAAGCCGTTTCAATGATTCATCACGGTTCATCAAAGCATCCTGAACATCATAATATCCTGTGTTAATTGTTTCTCTTACAACCTTGATATACTTTTCTAGTTCCATATTCTTTCACCTTTCTTTGATATATTTGTTATAAAATAAGTATATCAAGATAGTTTCTATAAATCTTCTGACAATTATTTAGAACATGACAGAAAAAAATAGAGCAGTACTTTCATACCGCTCTACGTCCTATAATTCGCCGTATCTGACGTTCTGACAGTCCAAACGCTTCAACCAGTTCGGGAACTTTGACATCGTTATAATATGCCTGACATATTGCCCTGTTTCTTTCCTGTTTATCTTTTGGTGTACCTGCTGCCGGAAAATAAATTGTTTCCCCGGCAAGCATTACAGACATTTTTATATAAGTGTCTAAATCAACCAAAGATTTCAATTTGTTCAATGCTTGTTCATTCTTGCTGATAATATCACCTTCCTGTATATCCCGCTGATCTATCGTTTCTTTCTTCTGTAGCGTTTAACTGTTGGGGCATTTACAGACAATAGAATAATATCTGTATCTTTCAGTAGTTCTGAAAGCTGTAATTGGGTCATATAATGCTTTACAGTTGTACCACCAACAACATATTCAACTTTTAATTCTCCGATCATGCTGACACCATCTGAACTCTCAAATGGGGTTGTACTTCTGATCTGTTTGTACATTCCCGGAATGTATCCGGGTATAACTCTCTTAGAAGTTTACCGTTCACTGTTCTCCGATAAGACTTATCAATGTAATTGATCTTGATTTTCACATTTTCCAATTTTTCAATCTGTTCTTTCTTCATAGTTTCCAACAACGTGGCTCTGATCTCTGATTCTTCATCTTCAACCTGTTGTTTCTTCTGTTGAATCTCATATAACTGATTCATTAACTGTTCAATCTGTTCACTGTTGTTCATTTGCTCTATCACCCACCTGTTTAAAAATTCTTCATTTCCCTGTTCAAATGCTTTTACTACTTCTTCATGCTTGGTATATATCCATGATCTTGACCGCCCCTTTTTCCATTCCGAACGTTCGTTATTTTTTCCGAACGTTCACTATCCCATTTATATGTGCTTTTCCATCTTCTGATAGTACCTGACGGAACATCAAGTTTTTCAGCAATATCCTTTAATTTCAAGCCTTGCCTATACAAGGCAAAAGCTTCATCAACTAATTTATTCTTTGCCTTTGGCAAGACTTTCACCTCTATTCGTTTGTTTTGAAAATCAACTCACTTATCATAAAAAGTGCTGCAAGTATTCCTTTGCGTTCATTTACTTCTCGTTTTTCTCCCATGTTATTATTTCTATTGTACACTCCGGTGGTATACTGTTTTCTATCTGTTGTGGGTTATCAAATGAAACAGCCATATTTAACGGTATTCGATTTGTATTTCTTAGTTCTGACATATTTATAGCTAATACATCCTGAACGTTCACATCACTCATAAAATCTACAAGAACCATACCTTTATATCCTTCAGGAATAATACAATCTCTTAATTTGTCCCAAAAATATACAGCTGAACCACCAACAAAACGATAGTCAATTTTATACTTTCCTTCTTCAACATAATCAATGAAAATCAAATCAGGTTCAGTAATTGCCACTTGTACAGATTGCAGTTCTTTTTTCATCTTTTCTATTTTTTTCTTATAGTCTATTTTCATCGGTTCACACTTTCCAACATTTCATTAATGTTTTCCTGTTCAGCTTCAAGTTCAGCCATTTTTTGTAATATCTCTGTTGTTTCCAATAATGCTTTACAGTTGGCAAATATCGCATTGATTGCATTTATTTTAATTTGTGCCCCTGTTTCCGGGTTCTCTACAATGTTCACTAATGTTTCACTGCATAATGATAATTTACTTTGCAGAAATCGAACTGTATCGGTCACACATTCCGACCGTCTTTTATTCAATTCAGCCTGAAAATTTTCATTTTTCAAATATTTATAGGCTGTATCTCTTGAAATTCCTGCTTTTTCTGCTGCCTTTTTTATTGTACTTTCTTCAAGCATTGCCTTTAAAAAAGCGGTTTGTTTCGTTGTCAAATAATCATCCTTTCCAATACTGGGGGCAAATTGTACGATTCTGTACGTTTTTGTAAGCCCCCATTGTTTAATTTAAAGCTGTATATGAGCCTTATATAAACTTATGTATCTATTTGCAATCGTCAAATATCCGGTAATTATCTTTCAGGTAATCATGCACCACATTGATCATCATTAACACATCTACATCATCAATGACGATTTCATCACATTCCGCTACTTTCTCAATAGCTTTGATCATTTCCAGTGCTTTCATGTTATTGTTGTCAATCTTATCAATAACGTCTGTTGTCATTTCTTTTCTCATACCGTCACCGCCCTTTCTAAACTACCGGAATCTGTCTTTTATGCTGATCATTCCAAGATGGGTTGAAATCATTTATTTCTTCATCCCATATCGGAAAAACAAAAACTGTGTTCCCGGTGTCAGCGTTCAGCCAGTCCAAAAACATATCATATACTTTTCTTGTCCGGTCTGCCGTGTCATAACGTGCAAGTTCGTGATAATTAAGTACAGAATCATTTTCATGTTTTTCCGCTACAATCTGCAACAGGTTCAATGATGTTGTATTGATAGACTTGCCATCATCACCGATCTGAATAAATCCAATCATGTCAACCGCAGCTGTCATTTCTCTACTCTGATCTGTTATAAATTTTTTCATTCTTATAATCCACCTTTCTGCGAAAAGCACTAATACATCATGAAACTGTTGGCTAACTTTCGCTTTCTAATCTTCATTTAGATCTCCCTTCTTCTTCATATAACCTTCAAGAAGGTATTTAATAAACAATACTTGTTTTACGTCTATCTGATGCAGCATTTCATCAATTTTAGTATAGATGTTGTCCCCGTCAAGACCTTCTTGAATCTTTTCTTTAATGTCATATAATACCTCATACACTTCCTGTACATATCCCATATCTAATAAATCCATCAATAACCTGATTACATCTGCTGCAACTAAAACTGATCCTTCCTTTCGTAACTCTGCATCTTCTTTAAATATTTCAGCCAC